GCAAATTACTCATATTATCTCGGCAGAAAAGATTCAGTTTTCTTAACTAAGTCAGGAACATTCCAGGTTCAATATGGAGAACCCTCTGAAAAACCAGAAAAGCCAATTCCAATCGATGATGCATTGGAAGTTGCAAATGTAGATCTTCCAGCATATCTGTTACATACAAGTCAAGCATCTATTAATTTCTTGAATAACAAGAGATATAGAATGCAAGACATTCGTGAGTTAGAGAACAGAATTAAAAATCTTGAATACTATACATCTCTCAGTTTGTTGGAGCAAAAAACTGAAAATCTGTTCATTCCCGATCAGTCTGGTCTGAATAAATTTAAATCTGGATTCTTTGTTGATAACTTTACTTCTTTTGTTCCTCAGGATGAAAACAAAGTAATTAAAAATAGTATTGATATTCAAAACCAAGAACTAAGACCAAGCCACTATACAAACTCCATTGATTTGATGGTTGGTCCTGTTGAGGGTGTCAACCCAACGGCAGATCGTAGATATCTTGAACCAGAGGGAACAGGAGTTAAAAGATCTCTGGATGTTATCACTCTTGACTATACCGAAAAGGAGTGGTTAAAGCAAACCTTTGCAACTAGAACCGAAAGTGTAACACCATTCTTAGTTAGTTTCTGGCAAGCATCTGTTGCACTGACGCCAGAAAACGATACTTGGGTAGATACTGCAAGAGTTGAAGCAAAGATTATTAATGTTGAGGGTAATTACTCCGAAACAATGGCCCAACAGGCAAGAATCAATAATATTGATCCTCAAACTGGTATGGGTCCAGTTCTCTGGAATTCTTGGGAAACTACTTGGACTGGTACAGATCAACAAACTGTAAAGAAAACTAGATCCGAAGCTAGAAACCCAAGACACATTGGTCATATCCATAGACCAGGACAACCTGGTGCTATCTATGGAACTAGAACCATAACTGACTTTGAAGATGAGTACGTAGAGACCATCCAGACAGGAACTTCCACAAGAACTGGTGTTAGAACTGTTGTTACTCCTCAGTTTGATCAGACTTCACAGGGAGATAAAGTTCTCAGCAGAGAAGTCATTCAATTTATGCGTTCTAGAAACGTTGAATTTGTTGTTAAGAAAACAAAACCATTAACACAACTTTACTCCTTCTTCGATGGAGTTAATGTTACTAAGTATTGTGTTCCAAAACTTCTGGAAATTCAAATGCTCTCTGGTGTATTCCAGGTAGGTGAGAAGGTTGTTGGCACCCTAAGAAATTCTCCAAAAGACAGCAATTCTGCAATCCCATCCATTAGATTTAGAGTTGCTCAGGCAAACCACAGAGAAGGTCCATATAATGCACCATCAGCAATCTTTACAAACAACCCATATCTTTCTCAGATTGCATCTACCGGATTAGAAACATATCAGGGAACTCCTGGTACTGTTCAACAAACTAATGCAAATGCAACAATTCTTCCATCAACATATTCATCAACAACAACTGTTCTGAACGTAGATACCTTTGCTCTGTCTGAACAAGCTCAGGGTGACTATTATGGTTGGGTAGAAACTGGAATGATTCTGGTTGGAGAAACTAGTGGAGCGCAAGCAACCATTTCAAACGTCAGATTAGTTTCTGATCTTGGTGCAACTCTTATCGGAAGTTTCTATATTCCAAATCCAAATATTGCTAGTAACCCTAGATTCAATACTGGTACAAAGACCTTTACCATTTGTAATTTGAGTAACAACGACCAAAACAATGCAGATACGGTTGGTGAAGATAGTTACTCTGCATCTGGAACATTAGAAACAGTTCAGGAACAGATTATTTCTGTTAGAAATGCTAAAATCCAGCAACAAAGAGCATCCGAATCTAAAGCGGCTGCTAGATCTTTGGGTATGGAACTTGTAAAATCGACTGTTATCAGTACAAAGAGTCAACAAGTTCAAGTTGGTTATTATGACCCACTTGCACAATCCTTCCAAGTAGAAGACGAAACTGGAGTATTCCTTACAAGTTGTGATGTCTTCTTCCAGACTAAGGATGATATGGGAATTCCCCTGACGTTCCAATTGCGTACTATGCAAAATGGAACTCCAACTCAGAAGATTCTTCCGTTCTCAGAGGTTGTTGTTACTCCAGATCAGATAGTTACATCACAAAATGGAACTGTTCCCACAAGAATTACATTTGAGGCTCCAGTTTATCTTGAGGGTGGTGGAGAGTATGCAATTACTTTAGCATCTTGGTCAACCAAGTATAGAGTATTCATTTCCAGAGTTGGTGAGTCGGATTTGGTAACCGATGAATTTATTTCAAATCAACCATATCTTGGATCACTCTTTAAGTCACAAAACGCATCTACTTGGGAACCAAGTCAGTGGGAAGATCTTAAGTTCATTCTTTATAGAGCAGAATTTGTTACTGAAGGTCAAGTACAAATTTACAATCCAATTCTTTCTGAAGGAAATGGTCAGGTTGCTAAACTTTTAACAGATTCAGTTAATCTAAATTCCAGAAGAATTAGAATCGGTCTCACTTCAAGTGTTACTGATGGTATTGGAATTACTACTCAATTATCTCTTGGTAATACAGTTTCTCAACAAGAAACCAATGCAACCGGTAATTTTGTTGGTAGTGCAGGTATTGCAACTGGATCATTGAATGTGATTAATGCTGGTATTGGATATACTCCTTCTCTAGGATCATACACATTTACTGGAATTGGTCTCACAAATATCACAGGATCTGGCAAGAATATAACTGCAGACGTTATGATCGAAAATGGTGTGGCCATTGCCGCAACAGTCGTTACATCGGGCACTGGTTATCAAGTTGGGGATGTTCTCGGTATTGCAACTATTGGCAATAGTTCTGTCGGTAGAAATGCAAGATTCTCTGTTGTTTCTATTGCCAGCACAAATGAATTGATTTTAGATAATGTTCAGGGCAACTTTGTTGTTGCTGGTGCAGGTAAAACTGTTCAATACACAAATAATCTTGGAGTTACAACGACATTAAACGCTCATACTGGTGGTGGAGTTCAGATTGATAATATTGACATTGTTAGTGATGGTCTTCACATTGAGGTTGACCATAAAAACCACGGTATGTATCATGAATTGAACAGAGTTACCATCTCTGATGTTGAGTCTGATATTATACCAACCAAACTAACGCTTCCATATTCATTTGATTCTACAGGAAATATTTCTGTTGACAGCACTGCTAACCTTGACACATTTGAAAATGTTTCTGTTGGAACCACATATCCTGGATATATTCTGATTGATGAAGAAATCATTAGTTATACTAGTGCTTCTGGAGGAGTTATTTCTGGAATTACTCGTGGAATTGATGGAACTTTGAGAAAGAATTATATTGCAGGAACTCCTGTTTATAAGTATGAAATTGGTGGAGTTTCTCTCAGAAGAATTAATAAAACTCACCGTTTAAGTGATGTCACAGTTTCAAATCCAATCACGTTTGATTCTTATAATATCAAACTCGATATGGCTTCTGCTGGAGTTGCAAGAACAGATGGATTGAGTTTCCCAAGACTATATGTAAATGAAACTAAGTCTTCTGGTGGAAAGGAAATCAGAGCCTCTCAAAATATGCCATTTGAAATTATTTCGCCAATTATTGGAAACACAACCGTCCAAGGAACTAATCTCACTGCAGAACTTAGAACAACTTCTGGATCAAGTGTTAACACTGGTAGTGGTCAAGGAATTCAGATTCCATTCATCGATCAGGGATTTGAACCAATCAATTTAAATAGAACAAACTATCTGAGTTCTCCAAGAATTATTGCATCGAGAGTCAATGAGACCAACAATACACAAATCCAGAACCTTCCTGGAGATAGATCACTTGGTATGAGACTAAATCTCAGCACAGTAGATGATAGACTAAGCCCTGTTATCGACACTCAAAGAATGAGTGCAATTCTTGTTTCAAACAGAGTTGATAATTTAATTTCAAATTATGCGATTGATAATAGAGTAAATTCTTTTGAAACTGATCCAACTGCGTGTCAGTATTTGTCCAAAGAAATTAACCTACAAGAATCCGCATCTTCTATTAAGGTCTTCTTCTCAGCACACATTAACGAATTCTCTGATATTAGAGTGTTCTATGCAATTGGCGACAAAGCTAACTTTAAACCAATTTTTGTACCATTCCCTGGATACAATAATTTGGACACCAGAGGTGATGTTATCAGTCTTGCTGAAAGTGATGGTAGACCAGATACATTCATTTCAAAAGTAAACGCAGTGGGAACATTTGATTCTTTAGATTTAGACTTTAAAGAGTATACATTTACTGTTACAAATCTTCCAGACTTTAAATCTTACAGAATTAAAATCAATCTTACCTCAAGTAACCAAACATATCCTCCAAGAATTAAGGAGTTGCGCGTAATTACTCTTGCATAACATGGACTACATTAAAGTAAAGGGAAGGGATCACCTAGTCAGGGATCCCAGAACAAACAGTATTATTAATACAAATAGAAATGAATATGAGCAGTACATGTCTAGAAAACAAACAAAAGAAAACGAGCAACAAAGAATACAAAATTTAGAGTCTGATGTTGCTAATATGAAAGATGATTTGAATGAAATTAAAAATTTATTGCGGAGATTAGCAAACGATGAATCCTGATGACATTGAACTAGAAAATTTATCGAAGAGTTTTGAATACTTCAAAATTGCATCCGTAATAGACGATTGTGATGATCAAGAAACTTTGAGAAACATTGCAAAATCTTATTGCAAACTTTATTACAAACAACAAGAGGTTTTATCTGAAATTAAACCCAAAACTAGGGGTTAAACTGTTATTGTTTCCATAAATATTAGGAGAGGTTTTGTATAAATGGCGCAACCATCCAATAGGGCAGAATTAATTTCATATTGCAAAAGGCAACTTGGTGCGCCAGTGTTGGAAATTAATGTTGCCGATGAGCAAATTGATGATCTAGTTGATGATGCGTTACAATATTTTCATGAAAGACATTTTGATGGTGTCACACAAACCTTTCTTAAATACCAAATTACTCAGGCTGATATTGATCGAGGTAGAGCCCCAGGAAATAATTCTGCAGTAGGTATTGTAACAACTTCCGCAACGACAAGTATTGTTGGAACAGCAACTACTTTTACATATAAAGAAAATAGTAATTTTTTACAAGTTCCATCATCCATTATTGGTGTAACAAAGGTTTATCATTTTGATGGAACTAATACTACAACAAATAATATGTTTAGTATTAAATATCAGTTATTCCTGAATGATATTTACTATTGGGGATCTACTGAGATTTTAACGTATGCAATGACAAAAAGATATCTTTCTGATCTAGACTTTTTACTTACTACAGAAAAGCAAATTCGATTTAATCAGAGACAAGACAGGTTGTATCTTGACATTGATTGGGGAAGTGTTAATGTTGGTGATTATTTAATTATAGATTGTTATCGCTTGTTAGACCCAAATGATTACAGCAGAGTTTGGAATGATTCGTTTCTTAAGAGATATTTGACAGCTCTTGTTAAAAGACAATGGGGTCAAAATTTAATTAAATTCCAGGGGGTTAAGTTGCCGGGTGGAATTGAATTGAACGGTAGACAAATATACGATGATGCACAAAAGGATTTAGACATAATTAGAGAACAAATGTCAAATACTTATGAACTTCCTCCTTTGGATATGATTGGATAAGCCATGCTAAATCCGTTTTTTCTACAAGGTTCTTCTGGAGAACAAAATTTAGTTCAGGATCTCATCAACGAACAGTTGAGGATGTATGGTGTTGAGGTTCATTATCTTCCTCGAAAGTATATAACTGAAAAAACCATTATGAGGGAGGTGATTGAATCAAAATTTGATGTTGCTTTTCCAATCGAAGCCTATGTTGAAAGTTATGACGGATATGCCGAAAATCCAACATTATTAACAAAATTTGGTATACAGGCAACCAACGAAATTACATTAATCATATCAAAAGAAAGATTTGAAAGTTATATTTCACCGCAACTTAAAGGAAAGAGTAACGTAAAAATATCAACAAGACCAAAAGAAGGTGATTTAATTTATTTTCCACTTGGAGACAGACTTTTTGAAATTAAATACGTCGAACATGAGAAACCATTCTATCAACTTCAAAAAAATTATGTCTATAAATTCTCTTGTGAACTCTTCCAATATGAAGATGAGGTAATTGATACAGGTGTTGATGAAATTGATGATGTTCTTACTGGTGTTGGAACTGATTTGGATGATGGATATCGCGCTCTTGGCCCAATTCAAACATTAACTTTAGTTGGTTCTGGTAGTACGGCAACAGCAACCACAGCACTTGTGAGTGGAGCAATTCAGTTTATTACAATTACTAATCGTGGTAGTGGATATACAAGCACACCAACGGTTGGTATAGGATCTGCTCCTTCTGGTGGCACAACTGGTATAGCAACAGCAAATATGATCGGGGGAATAGTTGTTTGCACAGATAATGTTAACCCTGCCGCCAAGTCTGTACAAAGTGTTAGCATTATTAATCCAGGTGCCGGATATACTGCTGCACCTGGCATCAAATTTATTGGTGGAGGTGGATCTGGAGCCGCAGCAACTTCAGGACTTTCTGTTAATGCTGTTGGTATAATCACAGTTACCAATCCAGGTTCGGGATACACCTCATCTCCAGCAATTACATTTACTGGTGTATCAACAGTATCTGCTGCTGCAACTGCTGTTGTAAGTGCTGCTGGAACGATTTCTGCAATTTACATTACAAATACTGGTACAGGTTATACTGTGGCACCAACAATTACAATTGCTTCACCATTTACTTCTGGATTTGTGTCTGGTATTGGGACATATTCATTCAATGAAGTTATAACAGGTTCTATTAGTGGAGCCACAGCAAGAGTCCGTAC